GATCCAGATCTCGTTGACGTATGTGTGGAAGACTATTTGTCTGACCTACTCGTTATCGCCGAGAGTGAATTGTGGAAGGATGCAAAACCATTAGAATATGATGAGAATATGATGGGTATGAAAGGTTTGAAATTTATGGATGCAATCAAAATGTCTACAAGCATTGGATTCCCATTAACCGGCCCCAAACGTGATTATATTACTGAATGGGTTGATGAAAATGGAGATCTGAAGCGTGAATTTTTAGACGTGATTAATGCAGAAATCGATAGGTGCGAAAATTGCTACAAACGTGGCGAACGCGCATTCCCGATAGCAAAAGCATGTAAAAAAGATGAAATTTTGGCAAAACCTAAATGTCGTATCTTTTATAGTAATCCTATTTCCATGACGTTTTTAGTACGCAAATACTACTTACCAATTCTGCGGATAGTGCAGATGAATCCATTAGTGTCCGAATGTTCCGTTGGCATCAATTGCCACGGTCCAGAATGGCAGCAATTCCATGACCATGTCATGAAATTTGGAGATGGTAGTATTATAGGTGGTGATTATGGTAACTACGATCAGAAAGTGCCGTCTCAGTTACTTTTAGCTGCATTGCGGATCATGATTGATCTTGCAAAGAAATGCAACTACACTGATGATGATATCAAGATTATGGAAACCATGGCCGGTGATTTGGCCTTCCCACTTATTGCGTTTAATGGAGATTTGATTGGTCTCATGGAGGGATCCCACATCAGTGGAAATTCTCTCACTTCTGTCCTTAATGGGATTGTAGGTTCATTGAACTTGCGATGCGTGTTCTTTACGCAATACCCACCAGATAAAAATGGAAAGAGGTTAAAATTTCGAGACCATGTCAAGATTATGACATATGGCGATGATAATATCGGCACTGCTGACAGTAAAGTAGTGCCAAAATTTACGATTAAGAATATTTCGAAAATGCTCGAAGAACATGGTCAAACTTATACCATGCCGGACAAAACATCTGAACTAACTGATTACTTAGATCCGGAAGAATTCGAATTTCTTAAAAGAAAAACTGTATTTTGCCCTAAACGCGGTGTGCATGTTGGAGCTTTGGTAGATAAATCCATTTTCAAAACTTTGCACTGTTTTATGCGTGGCAAATCGTGCCCCCATACGGAAGAGATGGCGTGCGCTATGAATATTGATACTGCTCTGGGTGAGTGGTTCAATCATGGCGAGGAAACATTTAACTTACGTGTGGCTCAAATGAAGAGAATCGCAGAAAAAGCGGAGATAACTCATTTATGCACGACGCTCAACAAAACATATGATGAACGTGTTGCAGAATGGAAGGAAAAGTACTTAGGTGAGTACAATCCATTTAGCATTATCATCGATTATGATGAGCAATAAATTGGGCCCCTGGCAACCCATAAAATGTCAGCTCCAGTTTCAAATCTGGAGGAGGTTCGAAGCAAAATTGCGTTGAGTCCTGGTTACCATAGGATGAGTGAGTGTAAAGGTAAATGCGCTCCATCTGAAAGGCTTTTCTCAACGTAGACCAAGCACTATTAAGTGAGGTTTTGTCGGCCAACAAAATTTCCCACTTCTGAGGATTGAGTGTTCCTCAGAATTTGTGTATATATACTCGGTAACTCTATGAAAACTAAATTTATGAATAAATATAATAAGAATAAGAAAACTGATAAAAACAAAAATACAAAAAGAAGTGAAAAGGCGAAAGTTCTTGACCAAGTTCGACATAAACGACAATATGAGAAAACTCAAGAGCTGTACCCTATGCGTGACGATTATATGTTTGAAGCACAGTCTGGTATGGAAATTGTTCCATTAGACTTTTGTGCTGAATGTGGATTACATGAAAAGCATTGCACATGTTGTTATGACTTTGAGCCGCAGTCTGGAATGGAAATTCGGACTGAAGGCGACACTCGAACGGAAGAAAATATTGTTTTCCATGATGCAGGTACATCCTACATTACGGATGTTGAAACATATTCAGATTCCACTAGGATTGCTGGCGAGCCAGAGGATTTAGCATTAGACAAATTCTTATCTCGCCCCATAAAGATTTTTAGTACCGATTGGGCTATCAGCACGAACACTACTGCTGATTTTGATCCATGGGATTTATTTCTATCAAATGTACGCGTGAGCAACAGAATATGTAACTATCATTTATTGAGAGGTACTCTACATCTGAAGTTTACTGTGAATGGTAATAGTTTCTACTACGGTAGGATGTTAGCTATGTACCACCCACTGGCGGCGTTTGATGAAGCGACATTGATGATTACTGCACAAGATTTAGTGCAAGGATCACAAATGCCGAAGGTCTTTATAAATCCAACTACTTCAACCGGAGGTGAAATTGTGTGCCCATTCTTTTGGTACCGTAACTCCCTTGCGCTCGATAATGATGATGCGAGCACTATGGGAACTGTTTATCTTCGAACTCTAACTGAGCTCAAACATGCAAACGATGGTGGTGATCCAATCACCGTGAATTGTTTTGCATGGATGACAGATGTGAGGTTAGATGTGCTAACATCTGTAGATCATTACGATCTACAGCCCCAAGATGGTGATGAAACCGATGAGGCAAATGCAACTGGCAAGATATCCGGTCCAGCAACAGCTGTGGCAAGATATGCTAAATATTTTACGCAAATACCTTATATTGGTCCTTTCGCCATGGCCACACATCAGGCTGCAACTTCTACTGCTGCAATAGCAAAGTTGTTTGGTTATTCACGACCAGCAGAAACAAAGAATTGCACGCCTATGAGGCCCACAAATCATAGTTCCTTAGCAACCACTACCACACCAGATGGGTGTGCAAAATTAACAGTGGATGACAAACAAGAATTGAGCATTGATCCGCGCATAGCTGGATTAGGTGGTGAAGATTTACTCACCATAAAATCTATTGCGCAACGCGAGTCATACTTAACCACGTTTGTCTGGCAAACAGGACAAAATCCCGAAACCCATTTATGGAATTGTCGCGTGTTACCCTCATTATGGGCGACATCAGGCACTCCTGAGCGAGTGCACCTGACAGCTTTAGCAGCTGCTAGTGCACCTTTCGAGTATTGGACTGGTTCTATTAAGTTCCGGTTTCAAGTCGTATGCTCTGGGTTTCACAAAGGTCGTTTGCGTATTGCATACGACCCTCTCTTTTTCCAGCACTCTGAATATAATATAAACAGCATGCGTGTCATAGACATCAGTGAAGAAAGCGATTTCACTGTGGAAATAGGTGTAGGACAAGATACTACATGGATGCAGATGTTCGACATTGGTCTGAACTCCACAACAGAAATGTATAGCACTACACCGTACGCAACGGACGTCATAGGAAATGGTGTCATCGCTGTGTACGTAGTGAATGAGCTAACTGTCCCAAACACCGCAATTGCGAATGATGTTCGAGTCAACGTCTTCGTCTCCGCTGGAGATGATTTCGAAGTGGCCCGTCCAGCAATGCAGTTCCAAAATATTGCGTTCAAAGCACAAGACGGCTTCGAACCGCAATCTGGCGAAGAAGATATGCCAGAACAAACTAAATGTTACCAATTAGGTCCAGGAAAAACGGATCTAAGAGATGCCCCTAAAGTATTTATGGGTGAGTCGATAGTAAGTTTTCGACCACTCTTGAAAAGATACGCACTCCACTCGACCATTGGTGGAGCGGGATCGCCTGGTAATTACGTCTACTTTGGTAGGAGATCAGCTTATCCATATCTCCGAGGTAATGTAGGTAGTGAAGTAAACACCACCAGTTTAGGTGCTGGGTACAACTACTGCAATACTTTATTGGTACACTTTATAACCATGGGATTCTCCGGATGGAGAGGGTCTCAACGGTGGAAAGTGATTCCGCGAGGAAAATCATCCGCGGACGCCACACTATCGGTACAACTAGCAGATACCACGAGTTCTGTCAGCTTTTACGACGCAAATGCGCTTGCACTACCAGCGTATACTGACGTCGACAGAGCAGCAGCTTCGTGTGTGACTATATCTGGTCAGTACCCTTTCAGTGATGGTATTCCAAGACCCCTTTCAGGTACAAAAGGGTGTCTCGTCCAACAGACACGGTTGAA